GTACAGGAAGAACAGCGCGTGCTCCAGCGCGTGCTCCTGCGTCGAGCCAGTCAGCGCGTAGCCGACCATTCGTTGCAGGTAGGACTGAAGTTCCTTGTCGCCACCCGTGACCTCGTCGATGAACTGCTTCCACGTCGGGCAGTCGCCGCTGGGCGTTGCTGTGGTGATCTTGGTCATCCGGTCGGCGCGCTCGTGCGGGCGCATCCGGCCTGTCTTGAGATCAACCACGCCGCCCGGCGTGTTGAGCAGCCACGGATCGGCGTCCCACTCGTCGGTGGTGGCCGCGTGCCTGCGGTCAGCGCGCGCCAGCCGCTCTACACCGCCGACCGTGCTGGCGCTGGCGAGCTTCGCCGCGACCTTGGGGTTGTCGGCGCGCACAGCCGTCTGGCGGCAGACGCTGCGGATCAAGTCCGTGGCGGCCAGCGTGTCCTCGGTGCGCCAGCGTTGCCCGTCCCACACCAGCCATTTGCCCCAGCCAGCCACGTAACGCCAGTCGCGGTGGTAGCGGCGGGTGAAGGACAGCGCCAGCGCGTCCTCCGTACCCCAGACGGACTCGTCGCTGCTGACCACCGGATCAACGTCATCGGCCACGTCGTGCATCTGCAAGCGTGGGCCGTGGGGGAGAAAGGCGGCGACATCGAAGCCCTCGGCGATGGCGTCCGCCACGTCCCAGCCCTCGGCGGCCTCCTCGGGCGGATAGAGAACGTGGCAGGACTTGGCTCCCGCCGACAGGATGACCTGTGCTGCCTGCGTCGCATACTCCCAGCCCGGCTTGTCACGGTCGGGCCAGATCAACACCGCCTTACCGGACAGCGGCGACCAGTCGGTCTTGTCGACCGGGGCGTTCGCGCCGTGCATCGCCGTGGTGGCCACGATGCCCGCGTCGATCAGGGCCTGCGCGCATTTCTCGCCCTCGACCAGAACCACCTGCGCGGCACTGGTCATCCCTGGCTGGTTGTAGAGCGGGCGCGGGTCGGGCGGTGCCATCTTGCGCCGCTTCGCATCCCAGGGCCGGAACTGCTTCTTCTGCCAGGGCGGGTCGTAGCGGTAGACGACGGCGATGAGATGGCCTGCCGCATCGAGGTAGTCCCACTTCGCGGTGGCCGGGCCGAGGTCATCGACGGGAGCATCCTTCTTGCTCCTGCGCGCCAGAGTCGCCGGAGCACGCCCGACCAGTTCGGTCGCGGTATCGAGCACGCGTGGGAAGTCGGTGTGCGCATCGATGCCGAGGTGGGCCGCGATCAGGGAGAAAATGTCGCCGCCGTCGCCAGTGGCGCGATCCGTCCACAGGCCGGTCTTGTCACCGGTGAGCACGACTTCCAGGCTGTCGCCCGGACTACCGAGCACGTCGCCGATCAGGAATTTGCCACCGCGCTTCTTGCCTGCAGGGAACAGCGTTGCCAGTACCGATTCCAGCCGCGAGAGCAATGCCTCGCGGATTGCGTCGCGTTCGGCATCGAGGTCACGAGGAGCGGGCTTTTGCGTGTCGTTGAAATCAAGCATCCGCAGACTCCTCGCCAGACGCTTGCTGCCCGACGATCCACGCTTCCAGCTCTGCAGGCTTGAACCGCACGAGCTTGCCGACGCGGTAATGGGGAATGCGACGCTGCTTGCGTTCCTTCGCTTGCGAGAGCCAGTACGAGGGCAGGTTGAACATCAGTGCAGCCTGGCGTACGTCGATCAGTTGCTCGCCGAGCACATGATTAAAGTCGTGGTGTTCATGCTTTTGTTCTCCAGCACCGGTCTTGCCACGCGCACATCCGGCACTCGAAGTGGGTCGGGTCATTGAAGGCACGAGGCAGGAGATCTCCCGCCTCGGTGGCCGTGATGACCTTCACCGCCCGATCCGACATGCGCTGGGCCAGGGCTGCATCAAAGGGAACGGCCTCGGTGTAGATCTCCATCGTGTCGGCGTTGAGGGCCGTGAAGATCGCCGGGTGCTCGTGCAGTTCGAGATAGGCTTGGGAGATCGCCACTTGCGCGGCGTAGATGGGCTTGGAGATGGCCAGCCCCTTTTTTTCCAGATCGCTCCAGGACTTGTTGCCCAGACATTTGCATTCCCAGAGCGCGGGATAGGCGAAGCCCTCGGGGCCCGCGACGATGACGCCGTCGACGCGGCCTTGCAGGCGACCGTCGGCCACCGAGAAGCCGAACTGCTCACCGTCTGACTTGCGGGTGCGCAGGTCGAAACCCGCGTCCCGCAGCCACGCAACCATGCAGTCTTCCATGACGTGGCCACGTTCGAAGATGCGCAACATCCGCCCCGGGGTGTCGCGCCCGTGGTCGATGGGAGCCTTGGCGTACTCGAACTGCAGCGCGCGCTCGCAGGCCACGCCCAGACGCGAGGCACCAAGGTACTGGCGCTCGGACTGGCGGGCGCGGGCCTGCTGTATCCCGGCGTCCACCAGGGCGGTGACCTGGCCCGAGATGCTCGATGAGGAGTTGAAGTCGATCATGGCTTCTTCCCCCTCGGTTCTTCCCAAGGCAGGTCGTCCTCCAGATCCGCGAACGGATTGGCGGCGTCGGGTGCCAACGGATCGGGTGCAGGCGTCATGCGTCGCACCGGTGGTTACTTGGTGGCCTCGTGGTGCGCGACCATCGCGTCCGACCAGCAGGTGACGATGGCATCGATCACCCGCAGCGCTTCCGCTTCGGAGTAGTCGCCCAGCGGCTTAGTGAAGCCGATCTCGCCCGCTGCCTCGCCGAAAGCCTTGAGGCACTGGCGCATCGCGGCCAGCTCGACATCAGACGGATCGATCATGGCGACCCCCTTGATATCGGTGCGACCTTCCTTGACTCGCAGCCAATTGCCGTACAGCGCATGAAACGCGTTCTGACAGCGTTGCGAGCAGAACACCCAGTCGATGGGGTAGCGCCGGGGATTGCCGACACCGTGTCGGTTGTCGGTGTGGCCGAATCCCCGGGCCTGTCGTTTGCAGACCCAGCATTTCATCGCCCCCTCACTGCGCCCACGACGGTTTGCCCGTCACGGGTGCGCGTTGCGGAGCGGGTGCCTGGTACGCGGGCGCTGCCTGCGCCGGAGCGCCGGACGTGCCGCCGCCCGACGCCTTGGGCGGCACGCCCATCAACTTGGCGTAGTCGTGGTGATCCGGTTCGACCGCCACCTTCACCACGTTGCGGTCTTGGCCCTTGCCGTCCTTCTCGATATCGACGCGGGCGAGGAACTCCAGGCCGTCCAGTTCGTGGAAGCCCTGGATGCGGCGCGCGGCGGCGGCCTGCGGGCCGTTGTCCTGCGGGTGGACGTTGCGCGCGCTGTTCAGCGCGGCGCGCATGAAGCTGCGCCCCATCTGGCCCCAGGTCGGGCCCTTCTTGGAGTGCAGGCCGATGTTCGACCACATCTTGCGTTTGGCATGGTCGCCAGCGGTGACCACGAATTCGGCGGCCAGATAGATGGAACCGGTCTCGAAGGACTCGGTGGCGTAGCCGGCGCCCCAGCCTTGCGCGGGATCGTCGTAGCCACCGGGCTTGATGGTCATGCGCACCGCGACAGTGGTGCCCTTGGGGATCAGATCGAAGCCGGATTGCTGGGCGTCGGCGTCGTTGAAGTCATTCCATGCGGTCATTGCGATTACTCCTGGGATTCGATGTGTGTGGGGGTGGCGGCGCTGGCAGGCGCGGCGGATGCGCCCGCGCACTTGGCGATCAGCGCGCCGAGATGCGGCGGCTCCAGCAGGTCGAGGCGACCGCTGCGGTCTTTGGCCGGAAAGCCGTAGGGATTGACGGTGTGCGTGACGAAGGCGCGGTAGGCGCTGCCGTCCTCGGCCTTGATCTCGGCCAGCGTCACGACCTCGTCGACGATGCCGGGCAGCTCCAGGCTGGTCTTGCTACCTTCGATCTGCGGCACGAACACCTTGCGGTTGTAGTCATCGAGGCGTTCGTCGAGGATGGCCACGAACACCACCTTCTTGCCGCGTGCGTGCTGCAGGTGGGTCAAGGCACTCACCATTTCCTGGCCCAGCAGGCCGTAGGCACCGCGCAGGTCAGGCTTGCCGGAGCGGTCGCTGGTTGCACCGGGCTGTGTCTTGCACCACGCGAAGCACTGGCGAGACAACTGCGTGATCGAGTCGAGGAAGAAGGTCTGGTAGCGGTCGAGCTGCGTCGCGTCGCCGAACTTCTCGATGACGTGGTCGTAGTGCGCCTGCGAGAAGGCTGACTCCGGCGGCAGCGACTTGTCCGGGCCCGCGAGGAACACGAAGAAGTCGCGGCTCTCGGGCCACGATGCCGGTCGGATGGTGTCGCCCAGCCAGTCGGCCACTGCCAAG